TTGAGATTAAAAAAGCTCCAAAGGAAGTTCACATTGTGCCGATTGTATGGGGAGCAGGAAAAAATGGGGTTTTAATTGCTGTCGGAGTTTTGGCAATAGTTCTTACTGCTGGTGCAGCAGGAGCTTTTGGCGCGGCTTGGTTTGGAACGGCGGGCGCATTAACAACAACTGGTGCGGCTGTTTCTGCTGGGGGCTCGCTTTCGCTTCTTGGTTCAACTTTGATAGGTCTTGGTGCCAGCCTAGTCTTGCAAGGTGTGATGGGTCTTTTGTTCCCACCGCCAAAACCAGACTTCAACCAAGAAGTTCAAGCTGGCGGAAAATCTTATCTTTTTGGTAATAAACCCAATAATGCATCTCAGGGACAAGCTATACCAGTTGGCTACGGTAGATTAAAAATTGGCGGCTCTCAGATCAGCGCTGGCGCCACTCACCATTCTTTGAATATGGACATCAAGCAGTTGATGGCTCCAGTAGATAAGCCGGTTGATGACTATACCAGCCTTGAATTTGTAAATGAAGCGCCAGATTCCACAGATGGAGTAATTCAAGATTCATTCTCCACAAATCAAGCTGTGGATATGAATGATACTGTCTCATTTGCCTCTGCGACAATTGTAAACTCGTACATTGATATTTTATCCAAGAACGCTTACAAGGTCACTTCAAGTCCTGTAGAAGTCGTCGTCAAAAGAAACGGAGAGATTGTCTCAAATATTGATCTAGACACATATGATGAAGATATCGAATACGAGTGGTCTTTACTGAATCAGGATTCAACCAAGAATCAAATTTATATTGAGTATCCATACTCGTTCCAGAGCGGACTTGTTTACCGATCCTATCATCCAGCGGATTACAAGCTTCTGTCAGAATACAGAAATACAACAAGTTCAGATCCGAATTATTTTGCAGAATATGTGTCTGGAGATTTGGTCAAGTATGGCCCAACTCAATTTGCAAAATTATCAATTTCTGATTGGGATTCTACTTATTTGTATAATAGTGGAGAGCTTGTAAACTTCCCAACAGGGAGTGAAAAGAGTACTTATTTTCAAGCTGTCAGTGGATTTAGCGGAACCGGAGGTATCCCAACTGGCGCAGGAAACACTGTAAGAACAACTCACTGGAGAAAAATTTTAGAGCCAAGTCAAGAAAGAATTTATAAAGCCCTATCAACATTTTCTGGTCATCTACCATCTACAGGAACAAATACTGGCAATGCTCCATTCTGGACTGGCCTTTCCTCACCAACTGGCAAGGTAGAGTTTGACCAGCTTATCAGCGGGATGCCCGCCTTCAAATACGAAGGCGTGTATGAGGGAATCGTTGAGGCCACAAATGAGCAAAGTGTTCGCGGCAACACGACCAGCGTTGATAATTATGCTATGGAAATGATGGGTTACTTGTATATCCCATTGGTGAGCAACTTGAAGAGGCAGGTTCCAGATACCACTGCTGGAGTAATGTATGAAATTATTAAAGTTGGCGACACAGGGCAGTGGGCGGCGATTGGTTTAACTGGCGCGGGCGGGGCCGCTATTCCTCCAAAGCTTGGGCTCACGTTTGTTAAAAATTCTTATCAAAGCACTGGTGATGGTCTTTGTTATCCAGTTGTTAAATACAATTTCAAGATAGACTCTGATGATGCGGCTGATCTGTACATTGATGGTCAAGCTGCTAGCGTTTGGTATAGCGGTCACGGTTTCGCAAGTCCAACTGACAGCGCTTCGATTGCAGCAATGCCGTCCAGCAGCGGAGAAATCTTGCTAACTGCCGGATATCATCATTTATACGCAAGATTCCAAGATGGTCTGGGCTCAGAAGGTATTAGTTTTTATTACCAGTATGATACTAATTGGGATGGGGGCTATTCTGATTTTAAAGTTATTCCAGCAGATAAATTAAAATATAGACAAATTTCCGATATTAATCTACCTGAAAGTGGCAAATTTATGCCAAGATCTTGGGGAGTTCCGCTAGATCAGATGGTAAGCGGAAGACAGTATAAAATTCTTAATCTCGGCAACACTACTAATTGGGGAAGCATTGGAGCAAGCTCACCAAGAATTGGAACAGTCTTTACAAAAACAAATGGTACGGCAGCTAACGGAACTGGTCTTGTGTTCGAAGATGTATACAACTATGCCGAGTCAAGATCATCAGAGGGCAACAGAGTCGTACAGTTTTCGGCTAAAAGACCTTCAAAGAACGGAGAGATCGATAACGGCTATTCATATTATGAATCAAAGTTTAATTGCAAAGTAAGTTTGGATGGCGTAACACTGACTACTTCGCCAGTTAGAGTAAAAGTTAGATTCTTGGATTCAAAACTTTCGCTTAAAGGGGTAAAAGAAACATCTATTCCTGTAAATAACTATAGTGCATAATGAAAATATTAAATAAATATAGGTTCATTAAGGGCGCCAAAGGAGACAAGGCACCAGTGCCAAGACTGGTTCCACCTGATCGTAACCAAAACTTAATGAAGTCTATGTCTATTTCTCATAGCGTAGACGCTCTTTGCGAAGGTCCGATTTATGGACTTGTGGATCAATTTGGTAGAAAAGTTTATGGCTTAGATATGCTGAAAGGTATTTATTTAAATAAGCTTCCCGCTATGAACTCCGCTGGAGAATATAATTTCAGAAACATTTTGATGGAAATCAATCTTGGCACAGAAAATCAAAAGCCTTTAGCTAATTTTAATAAGGTCTATATTTATAAGCCCGCTAATTTTAAATTACTTGGTAAAATAAACCCAAATGAAGAAGATGTTAGACCTGTCGGCAGAAACTATACCGGACCAGAGTTACCAAAAGAAAATTTTACCAGCTGGGCAAAGGGTCAGAATGGCTGGCCTGACTTACCGCAAGATCCATTTATTTATGTTCATCATATCAGAAACAAGGATGTCAAAAAAATACAAATTGCTTTTATAATTGAACAGTTGTCAGACACGGTCTCTGAGGGCAAAGCACCAGGAGAAGCTGGTAAGATGGGAATGAATAAGAGAAGCTCAGTAGAGCTTATGGTAAGATATGGGCTAGAAGGATCAAAGGTATTTACGCCCAAAAGAGTCGTTATTGATGGCTTAGTTCTTAGCCCGTGCGCTTATATGGTGGGAGAAGAAGCGTCCACTCTTGATGGCGCTGCTGGTCCTTACGCCAACCCAAGCACTTTTGGAGGCTCAGTATTTAATACTGCTGGCATACCTAGCATTAACACATCTAAAGATTCTAGAATTCTCAACGCTGTCTCCAGTGAGGAAGCTCTCAGGAGAATGGTCTATCAGGAGCCTCTATAATGCCACTACCAAAAACAAGAGAAGAAGATTTAGCTTCAAAACTAAACCCAAGAAATTACTCAAATATTCTTCCTATCATATACCAATTAAAAAGAAGACAAGATGACGAATATGTTCCAACCGCTTTTGATAGAATAGTTTACGCATCTTTGGCTGTGGGAGAAAATTCAGCTTCTGCTGTTTTTGATACTCTATCAGGCTCTAGCTTCTCTAGGGGATCGACAATAACATTATCAGGAACTGCAACATATAAATTAATGAATGGCGCGACTCTTTTAGAGTTGAAGCCAGCTATCAAAGTTACTGCTCAAATTGATATCGGTCGCAGTGGCCCGCCCGATAGCTTGCCAGCTTATCAAGTAGAATGTAAAGCTACAGAAATAAATAGTAGCGGAGTATTTAGCTTTGTTATACCAGCAGAAATAACTCAAAAACTTGGATTGGGAATCCATTACGTTCACATAGACGCTCATTCTCCAAATAATCCTCCTGTTAGACTAACAGCTTCTGGAACTACCGATAATAGAAGAAGCTTTACAATTACAGCTTAAATTTTAATATAATAAAATGGACGATCAAGGCACTAATGGAGATGATGGCCAATCGCTAAATGGCACGCTTGAAAATAATCTTGTTTATCTGTCAGAAATGGCAAATAACAAGGCTGAGATAATTTTGCCGCCATCCATTGACGGGAAAGACAGGTATGTAACAATTGAAAAAATAAGTTCTGAAACAGTAAGTCCTCTGGTCAAAAAGGATATCAGTGTCGATGGAATTTACGAAGTAATTGATCGCAATTTTTCTTACCCACTTACAGCGCACGTTGGTCTAAAGTTTGATTCAAGAACATTCTCTAGCATTCCAAATAGAGAGTACGATGTGAAAATGAAGAAGGTTAAAGTGCCTTCTAACTACTTTCCTCTTGGTGGTAATGGATTAGACCGCAGATATGTCTATTCAAATCCAAATTACCCTGCGAACCCAACTACTCTTGATGTCATCTTTATGGTTGACCAGAATATGGGCGCTGGGACAAGAAGCTTACTCAGAAGAAATTTAGCGCAGTTTTTAAGCAAATTAATTTCTGGCTACACTAACGTAAGGGCTTCTATCTGGCAAACGAAAAATGGCGTTAACACTGTAATTAATGAGTCAACCGGCGATGTTATCAACGGCTTTACATATTATCAGACTGATTTGTTTTTTGAATTAGAGGTTCCAGATTCGGCTGGCAATAATCAAACTAATCTTTACAAGCGACTGTTCGATGCGCTGGCAGACAATTTACAAAATAGCCCAATCACAGACCCAGCAGAAACAACGATTGCCAATTTCTTTTTAAGAAAAAGCCAGTTCAGTATCACTGATCAAGTTGGTAAAAGCTCAGAAGACTCTGTATTAGAGTCTGTTTGGTCCAATACAGTTAGAAAAGTGATTTATTTCTCAGGTTCTACTCCTGAAATAATGTCGCCTTCCACTTACCAAATCTTGCTTAATCACGCTAGAGAAAATTGCATACAGCTATATTATTTTTATGTAGATGCACAATTTTCTGGAACAAGAACACTTAGAGAGCTTGGTAATGATAGTGGTGGTGGCGCTTTTAATATGCAGCACGACTCTGATAGTAAGCTGCAACAGTTCTGTGATAACAACTTTTACGACAGCAATAAGGTCTATTATGGAGACTGGGATGGCACTTTTAAAATCGCGTGGACTGATAATCCTGCTTGGGTGCTGTATGATATTATTACTGATCCTAATTACGGCTTAGGCAACTTCATCGATTCAAGCTCGGTAGACAAGTGGACGCTGTACGACATTGCAAGATACTGCGACGCTGTTGATGATGATGGTAAATTCAGAGGTGTCCCAGATGGCAAGGGTGGTCTAGAACCAAGATACACTTGTAATATAATCTTTTTTAATAAGGACGAAGCTTACAAAGTTATTCAGGATATTGCGGCAATTTTCAAGGGAATCGTCTATTGGAATACTGAAGGATTCTCTTTCTTTGCTGACCGTCCCAAAGAGCCAGTGCTTTATTTTGGCAATGCCAATGTAAAAGATGGCCTGTTTAATTATACAGAAACTGTCAGAAATAAAAGATACACCAGTGTAGAGATTGTATATAATGATAAATATGATAACTTCAAAACTAAAATGGAGTTGGTTGAAGATATCGAAGGAATTAGAAAGTATGGAATTAACCCGTTTAAAGTAAATGCGGCAGGCTGCACTTCAAGATCTGAAGCAAGAAGAATTGGCCGCTATATTCTTTGCAGTTCAATGTTTGAGGCCGATACTGTTTCTTTTATCGGTGGGTTGGAGGCTGTTTACTTACAGCCTGGTGACATCTTTGCAGTCAGCGATGAAGTTAGAAATGTTGGCAGAACATTCGGCAGAATCCTAGATGTCGATGCTTCAGCGAATACAATTAAAATTGATGGCGAATTTCAAACTGGGCTGGCATCAGGTATTTATATTCACGTTCCATCAGGCAACTATGCGGTTTCTGATTTAAACTATATGACTGGCAGTGATGGCGGATTTACTGGAACGCTTGAGCAAATCCGCGCTAGAAGGCAGAAGCAAATAAGAAAGTTTAACATCCATACTGTTCAAGATGATTCTTATGGCGCGACAATCACTGTCACGGGAGATTTTCTCTTAAAGTCGGCAAAAACTGAAGTTTATCCAATAGAGGGTAGAATTTCTGGCGGTGGGGTAATTACTGGAGAGACCGTTCTCACTGGTGTTGTTTACGCATTGCCAGATCATACTGTATTAAACGGCAATCCAAAATGGGATACTGTGACTTATGCAGATGTGACAGGGGTATTCTCTCAAAACAATATAGACATTACAATTTCTGGATCTGGTGGCACTGGTCAGTTAGTTTCTGGGCTAGCTGCTGTTCCAAACTGGACTGGTGAAATTAATTTTAATGCTTCGACTAGCAGTACTTTGTCAATCAACGGAGTCGTAACTGGCACCTCAAGCTCCAATGAAATCAGAATGTTCAGAATTTCCGCAGCGGGTGCAGTTGAAGCATCTGGGGCTATTAGTGACTTAAATGATTTTTGGACAAATTCTGTCTATACCGCCGCAGATGCCGATGAAGTTGTTCTGGTTTATACCAGAGGTAATCAATTAAGCAATACTTTTAGTCCAAGCGTTACTTGGGCTACCGGCGCAGCTGCGACAGAAGTATTTAGAATAGGCGACGATATTGCATCTAGCTCATCTACCTTTGGTTACGCTGGAGTATTTGTTAAAAATGGATACAGAATTCTTGAGAGAGCTTCGAAGGGTAATTCTGAAACTGGTAAGATAAAATTTACTTACAGAGATTTGTTGGCATTTTCAAGACTCCGTCCGTTTTATACTATTGTTCAGGCTGACGTAGGAAATAGGCAAGAGTCTGTGTTTCCCGAATGGGAGGCGGGCAGAGCATACTCGGTCGGCAATAAAGTAAAGGTGACAAACGCAGGCGTATCCGTTCCATATGTCTGCACAAGATCTCACGAAAGATCTTCCCAATTGTTTACTAGCGATTATGACGCTGGCAGCACAGCAAGATCGAAATGGGCAATTGGCAATAATTTAGGATATTCCACCATTGGCTTTCCTAAAGATTTTTATGGATCTTCTAAAGTTTATTTAAATACCACCCTAACTTCATCTCACATTTCTTCTGCGTTTGCTGCCCTTGATATCGATGTTTATGTCGGAGGTGGAACATTAGGTCAGTCTGACATCGCAAACCTTGCAGAAAGCAACGGACTTGGGTACAGCGGCTTAGTGATCGGAACTGGATATCCAAGAGGATTTTATGATCTTGATGTGGACACCTTGCCTAAAAATCTTACTAGCGTTCAGGAAGGAAGTCTGTATGTTTTAAGCGGCTCTGGTGTTGAGCCCAAGCTATACAAAACTATCGGAGTAAAAGAAGAAGAGGCTAATCTATATTCAGTAGTTGGAATTGAGTATTTAAAAGAAAAACAGGATTTTGTCGAAAGGGATATTCTTGACACATCTCCTTCTGTTTATGTGCAGTCTCCATACGATATCGTCATTAAGCCAGAAGCGCCAGCAAGAATAACTTCAACCGGCGTTACTCTAAGTGGCTCAGTGCCAACAGGTTTAAATATATCTTGGCAGGCTAGCGCCAGCCCAATAAGTGGTTATAAAATATATGTTAGCAGACCAGACTATTCAACTACTTCCATAGAAAATGATGCCATAGTTGAACCTTATTTTGCCCCATCTGGCACAACCTCATTGACAATCCCGATCCGTGAAACTTGGGGCCAATTTGACGTTGACGTATATTCAATAAGTTCATCCATTTATAAATTTTTGTCAAACGGCGCGGCTTCGACCGGAGTAATGGTTCTGCCTCAAGCGACCATTACTGGTGCTGGCGGTTATACAATAACCTCGACTATTCCAAGCGGTTTTACAATTGATACGGCAGATACAAGCAGCTTGGATTATTCTATTTATCACGTTGGTGGCGGCGTTATGGCTGGCTTGGGGAAAGGCAATTTCACATCTAAAGACTTAACTTTTAGATGGAAATACATAGATCCAACAGGCGGGATTATAGATTCAGTCGAAAAAATGCTAGCAAATCCGTTTGTCGATTTGCCGCCAAATATCTCAGTTCAAGTCCTTGATGAGGCCGGTCAGGCTTTAACTGCTCCAATCAAAGCATATGATAGATTTTCTTACACAATTACACAAGAAGAGAATAAGAGACTGACAAGCAGAGAAACAACTGATTATCAAAATATCTATGGAGATAGGAATCTGGGACTGAGAGTCGTTGTAACTGACAATACCAATCTTTCAAAAACAGGAAACTTTTATGCTTACAATGTAAAGCCGCACTATTCAAGAATAGATGTTATTGATTCCTATCAGAATTCTCCGTATTATATCCTGTCTGGATTCTTTGGCAACAAAAATTTCACTGGGTTAGCTTTCTGGGGAAGCGGCGCCCAAGGTATTCTTGGATCTGGTCTTAGAAACTATGCAACAAATGCGCTTCTAAGAAGCGAGGATGAAGAGCGTGAGATTTTATTCCAAGATATTTCTGGGGCATTCAAAAGTGCAACTGGCTTAAATGGTACAGGTACAACCTCCGTTCCGACATATAACGGTATTAATATTAATTATCAAGGTTCTGGAGAAAAAGACTTCAAGGCTTATGTCTATGCCTACGATGACCTAGATAAATATTATAATGCAAATGTAGACAGATCGATCCCAAGAGAAGTTTGGGGATCTGGACACTATGTCGAATATGGATCTGGAGAAGGGCGCGAAATTCCAAGAACACTTGGTAATCCACTAGGTCTTTCAAATCTGTCAGAAATAACTGGGACAAATCAAACAGGATTTTCAGGCATAAGCTTTACGGTTCTGACTGAAGAAATTTCAAAGGGTGAAATTATTTTTAATTGCTACTCGTCAATTTCAAATAAAGACGTTTGGTCAGTTGATGTTTATACTGGCGACACTTCTGATTTTCAGCCAGATATTCTTGGTAATAGCAATCTGTACAAGCATCCAAGTCTTTATAGAACAAGATCTTATCTCAATGAAATAAGGCTTTCAAATGGATTACAAACAGGAGTTTGGTACTATTTTAAATTTGTACCTTGGGATGACTTCGGGGCGGGAGAAATCTCTGATGTAGTCAGTGGATATCTTGAATCCTTGCCTATAGAGAGGGTTTCTGGGCCAATACAAACAGTTTCTGTAAATGGAGGAAGAAACGAAACAGTTGAATTTGCGCCAACATCTTCCTCATTAATTAGAGGATTTAGATATCAAATTCTTACAGTTGGAAATATAAACTGGACTGCGATTGGCGTAACTACAAATCCAGCAGTAGGCGTAGAATTTGATTATAATGGCGTACTTGTTACTGGCACTGGCGGTTTAGTAAAAAGAGTTGAAGTCCCAGTTCCTATCGTAGAAAATCAACTAAACCAAGTTCTTGTTGTAGATCCTGCAACAGACTCTACATTTGTCCTTCCTGCCGATATCACGGAAGGAGCTTCTGTCTCCATTCTTAATAGAGGAGATAAGGATATTTATGTTACAAACTCAGACGGACAAGAAATTTCAGTTATCCGCCCCGGTGAGAGAGGTGACATCATCAGGGCGGATAGTGAATGGTACGACCCAAGAGGTAGTAGCCTCTATGTTGAGTAATTAGAACTTGATATCAAACACTGACTCATCGATCTTGCTGTCTACTCCCTTGACGTAAGAAGAGATCTCGGTCTCCTGTGGGGCAACCTGAATCTTCTTACTGTCATAGAAGCTGTCAAGCCAGCCAGCAAGTGGATTAGACTTGGTATTATAAATTCTTTTATAACCCATCGATGTCAGTCTATTGTCCGCCAGCCACTCAACATAGTGCTTGAGCGAATCAGAGGTAAGGCCCACAAGGTTGCCCTTGGAGAATAGATAGTCGGCCCAATCCTTTTCTGACTCAACTGCCATCTTGTAAGCCTCGTAGATACGATCTTCATTCTTCTTGACAATATCTTGAAAGCCTTCCTTGGGTTGATCGCGCAGAATCTTCAAGATATTGTGGCTAATGGCTACGTGCAGATTCTCGTCTCGGGAGATAAGATTGATGATCTTGGCGTTACCTTCCATCTTACCGCGATAACCAAAGTAGAATGAGCAGGCAAATGAAACATAGAAGGTGACACCTTCTGTGATTTGGGTAGCCAGCAGAGCCTCAAAGATCTGCTGACGAGGATCGTCGCTCTTGGTATTCAGCAGGGCGTCATAGCGATTAGAGATCGCCTGTGCGCGTTTAACGATCTCCTTGT